GACACTGTCCGCATCGACGCCACGAAGGAGGTATTCGAGGAGGTACTCCGTCAGCTCCGGCACCATGCCGAGCAAAAGGAGAACCAAGACCAGTATGAGATCGTCCTGACAGAAGGCTTTTGCCAATGCCTTCGGGACGTTATCTACGAGCAAGTTGTGGAATATCCTCAGGATCTTTTTGACACGGACGCTGACTTGAGTCCTGTTCGCCAGGCCAATGGTCAGCTCATGGGTTCCGTCCTTTCTTTCCCTATCCTCTGTATCATCAACCTCTTCACATATTGGTTCGCGCGGGAGGATGCCCTAGGGCATCAACTCCGGTTAGCCGATGTGGAAAAGATGGTATTGGTGAACGGAGATGATATTTGTTTCCGAGCGAATGACCAGTTGTATGGTCTCTGGCGGAAATGGGTGAATCTGTTCGGTTTCGAGCTATCACTTGGGAAGAATTATTGTGACAGAAAGGTATCCATGATCAACTCTATGTTGCACAGTGGTTGTGACCCTGGTTGTGTCCGGATGCTGAGGTTCTTCAATGTCGGTCTGTTAGTTGGGCAGAGTAAGGTTCAGGCAGTGAGTGATGGTTGCGAGGTCTCGAACACATGTTCGGAGGCTGCCGCTGTTTACAGCGAAGCACTTTCCGGTGCACAGGATAAGCTCGCCGCCCACCGCCTGTTCTGTCGATTCCATCGAAAGGAAATCGATCGCCTGACTGCCAATGGTCGGTATAACCTATTCCTACCCGTAGCTCTGGGGGGATGTGGCTTTGTTACCGACCCAGCTGTGATAGCGAGCCGCCCGTTAAGGGATGGCCCCGGCTGCTGGTATACTCGCCGACAATTGTTGCTTGCCCAGTCTCTTTTTGCCCACTGCAATTGGCATAACCCCTCTAAGAACCCACCGAGTGCAAAAGGTTCAAGGGTCCTCAAAGAATGTTCCGCACGGGTTTGGAAGGTCCGACCCGGCTCGTATGTGTATGCCCTCGTGAGGGGGTGTATACCTACCGCTGGTTGGTCAGATCTGCCTCCGCCTACGAATCCCGACCCCTGCACCCTTCCAGGTGCAGAAGTGAGTTCGGAGACGTGGCTGAGCCACCTTCCCGGTAAGACGGAATCCCGATTGTTCGGGTCTGGACACCTCAACGAGACTGTCCCTGAGGAACTCCTACTTTC